GATCAGGTAATACCTTTTCGATTTCCGCTCTATGGAAAGGTAATACTTTACGGTTATTATCTAATAAGGTTAAGTCTCTTTTATGTGTCATTAGTTAAGAGCATTCGTTGATACTGCCTTAGTCGTAGACGCATCAGCATCATAAACTAAAAGGTCGTTTCTTGTAGGTGTAATAGCGCTTTGATTAGCAGGCACTGCAGCAAGTTTAACATATGTAAACCCACCAATAATGGATTGAGGGTTAAAATAATTAACAGATACCGTACCAAGCACAGAGTTAAAGGAACCAATATTATCTACAATCACTTCTGCTCCAGATACTAACACTATTTGTAAGTCATTACTAGAAAGCTTGTTTTGAATCTTACAGGTTTTATTATTAAACACAAAACTACTACTTGTTATTATATATTCATCATCATCTGTAGTAGCTATTGATACAGGAAACTTCATAGTTTGAGAAGTAGAAATAGAAGCACCAAGTAGTTCTGTTCTTACTGTATTAAAGTTAGAAGAGGTAGCATATTTGTTGTTAATTAAAAATGTAGCTGCTTTATCATGCTGATTAGACGTTACAAGTTTAACTACATAATTAAGTGTTACTGAATCATTAGCAATCCTATTGCTAGTTAAACTGTTTATAACAACTATAAGATTGGGAGATGAAGGAACAAAACGCTGTTGCATTCTTATATTTGCTCTACTAGAAAGAACAGCAGAGCTGACATCATCAACCAGGGTTAGAAGGTTGGATCTTCTAAATGATTGACCAAAACCTCCTACAGTTTTTGCAAAATATGTACTAACTGTATTAGTAACGTTAGATGTAATAGCATTTAATGTTTGATCTGTAAGAGTGGAATTAAATTGAAAGAATGTATCTAGCTCTACAAATGTTGTAACTGGATCTGCAAATCTAATATTAAATCCTGATATAGCTACCTGCTCAGCTAAACTTTCAATATCAATCTTAGTGGAAGCTTTAGTTGCTTCATCTACATCATCTTCAAACAATATAGAAGTAAATACTGCTCCAAACTCAGGCTCTAGAGCATCTTGACCTCCAAAGGTAGTGATATCTTTAATCAGAGTAGAATACTGCTTTAAAATTAAAGCGGTGTAATCTGCAGATGTAACCATCCTGTTTTGCGCAGCGTACTGAAAAGGTGCATTCTTTTTAATCGAAGCAATGCTCTCCTTATCGTCTCCGCCGGTAGAATTATTAAATGTAGTAGTGTTTAATGATACTGTAATATTACCTGCTGTAAGTTGAGATACCGGAGCAAATGATGTAGCTCCATTAGCCACTTCACCATTAGTAGAGATATATTGAATCTCAATCCTATTTCCAGCGGAAGGTGCAATGCCAAATGTTTCTCCATCACCAAATGATAATTCAAAGTTACCGTTAGGTGATTCTCTTAAAATGTAAATTGTAGTTCTTGAACTAATACTTCTTGCATTTACTATATTAGAATATGTGGCAAAATCATTACCTGTAGTATCTGTATATACTTTCACTAAGGCTGTATCAGCATCTAGATTAGAATCAGGAATAATATAAACAGGGTTATCAATAACTTCTCCTACAAGGAAAGTCTTAGTTTTTACGTCCCCTTCATACACTGTAATTTGATTTAAGCCAGAAGCTGTTTTAAATTCATAAAACCCAGTTCCATCATCTTCTGCCTCTATTGATTCAATAGTAGAGAATGTGTATGTCACATCATCTACTTCACTTGTGAATTTAGTATAAGCAGGAAGAGTAACCTTTTTAGTTCTTGATGTCTCTGTGTTAGTAAAATATATTCTAATCTTTGCCTGAGAAGATGTTTTAGTGTCTGGAACGTACCCCAAGCCTTCTGATAAAGATACGGCAGAGCTTCTTAACTGAGCAGTACTAAGATAAGATTCATTTAAAGCAAAATTAGCAATAAGACCATTTATGTGAGTGTTGTATGCTAACACATCAAGAATATTAGAAAGAGCAGCCCCCTCAAAGTTATAATCTTTGAATTCATCTTTATTAGCTAAATAAGATTTTAAATTATTTTTTATGTTATTAAAATCTAAAGCTGTTGATTTTATAGTTGTTGCCATTTATCTTAACCTTGAAAGTGTTGTAGATAGAGTAACTTGCTCTCTTGAATTTACTACTTGAAAAATTATAGTAACATTTACTGAATTATAATCAGGATTTGTTTCGACTTTTATATCTTGTATTTGCGCTCTCGGCTCGTATACTTCAATAGACTCTTTGATAGTTTTTCTTAAAGAAGCCGTGGTTGTACCATCAGCCATTTCGAATAACATATTTGCAACATTACCACCAAAGAATGGTTGAAACGGTTTTTCATAATGATTAGTAAGTACAATATTTTTTACAGATTGTTTAACCGCTGCAGCATCTACCTTCTTATAGATTTCTCCGTTAGGTTTAGCAGTAAAAGATATATCAACATCAGAAAACTTTTTTACTCTAGAGACAATAATGCTGGTCTCTAAATTCCCGTCTTGTACTGATAAAACTCGATTTGTCATTTTAGCCTGTTTTTTCTTTATTTATATAGTTAAGAAGCAGCATTTGCTCTAATATATTGAAACCAGTAACCATCTTGCTCTCGTATACTACCTACTTCTCTTCCGGCAAAATGTGTGTTATCGTAACTCCATACTCTTCTAACGCCTATATCAATATGCAGAATAGTATTGCCAAATCCAAAGCCTTTAAATCCTGCTTTAGTTGCAGCTGCTACTAGTTTATCTTTTTGTGCATCACTCATTCCCGCAACGCTAATATCTAATGCTTTACCAAACCAATGCTGATTATACCCATTATCTACTCTGGCAACCTTTCTTGAAGTGTTAGCTTTAGGTAATGCATCATTAATAATAAGCTTACCACCATAATATTGCTGCATAAGAGTATATTGATTAGCTAATAGTGCACTCATATTATCTACCGCTCCAGGGGATATACTTGGATGTGTTTTATCACCTTCTCTTTTTATGTTAGGATTCATATTAGAGTTCAAGTTAATACCATAATCCCCACCTATGGAAAGTACACCGTCAAATTCAGACTCAAATCTACTTTGAGGTAGCACTTCTACCATATCTCCAGAAGTAAGATCGTTATAGTTAAATTCAGTTTTTACGTTACGGTTAAATGTGCCGATCCAGTTTTTATCTATTTCCGGTAGAGTGATAATAATTCTACAAGAAAGTTTTTCTTTACCTGTATTTGTATCTACGTCGATAGTGTCATATGAAAGTATTAGCTCATCATACACTGCATTATCTTTTAAAAATATAGCAACATCAAACGCTCTTTGATTGTTTGATGCTCCACCATTATCAACTACGTTATATACTACAGTACGTCCTTTTAATTTTAAATCGTTTAAAGAACCAGGAGTGATAGTCTCGGAAGGACCTGGTTTGTAAATACTTTCAGCTATTTCTAGATTAACATCTTTAAATTCTGTTTTATTATCTTGTACTAATTTGATAATGCGCGCATGAATATAAAGATATTTTGCTATTTCTACTCTTACTGCCTGATCTCTGATAAAGTCTATGTTAGTAGGATCATCAGTACCTAAGAACTTAGAGATAGTAATACCTTCAATAAGCTTAGTAGATGCTGTTATCTCTTTCTGTCTGTAGGGATTGTACTCTTCTTCTGGTAAAATATGAGGATTAGCTCTCTTAGGTAAAAAGGCAGATAGTTTATTGTCAGTCTGAGATCCGATACGATCAAACTCTGAATGAGAAGAAACTGGAGTTGCATCTGATGAAATAATTCTGCCTGTGCCTTTTGGAATAGGAGCATTCCATTCTCTACTAATTACACCTTCAGCAAGCAAATGGGATACAAAAGAAGAGTTACCTCTATTAGAAGCATCTCTAAGACGTGATCTTGCTTTATCTGGTGTTATTTCAGAATTAGATATGCCTCCAGTATCCACACTTCTGTCTAGATAATTTTTAATAAAGTCTCCTACATCAATCTTTACTCTGTTTATACCACCAGCTGACTTAGTTAGATAATCATCAATGATAGAGTCGCTAGGTTTAGTAATGGCAGGGGTTGCTGTATTCGTAATAGTTCCTGCTGACCCAACACCTCCTCCAGTACTTGGATCCGCATAGTTCTGAGACTGTGCTACTGTAGCTGTAGTAGCAGTGCCATCTAAGTCTCCATGGAATGTTGGTGCTGTTACTCCTGCTTCAAACACAGCCCCTTTACCTGAGAATACCATATTAGGATTACCAATAGTGCCTGACTTAGCAGTAACTGTCATAGAGTTAGCAAACTGGTTCATATTGTTAGAAGATACAGTAAGCTTATCTTCTGCAGTAATTTTGGTATCATCGCTTGTAGAATATCTTGCAGACCCTTCT